CAGGTACAGGCCCGGAACCGTCGCCCTGCGTGAGATCCGCAAGTACCAGAAGTCGACCGAGCTCCTCATCCGCAAGCTCCCCTTCCAGAGACTTGTTCGAGAGATCGCTCAGGATACACGACAAGAGATGCGGTTTCAGAGCTCTGCCGTCATGGCCCTCCAGGAGGCCGCCGAGGCGTACCTCGTGGGTCTGTTCGAGGACACCAACCTGGCTGCCATCCACGCCAAGCGTGTGACCATTATGCCGAAGGACATGCAGCTGGCTCGCCGCATCCGCGGGTGCCGAGATTGAATGGCACTTCTCACTGTAAGTTGTAAGTGACACATGTACCGCGCAAACCAGCGTCTCGTCACGTCACATGTGTCGCTGCTGTTACATACTTACTAAATCGAATCCATATGCACTCGCGAGGGTGTGAGCGAGACGACCGAGCGCCACACGGAGATCCTCCAATTCGCCGGCGAGGATGTTCCTCGGGTGACGCGCGAATCGTCACACCGATGTGGTCAGCGTGATTCGGACGCGAGATCGTTCGTTCCATTGCGATGCATGGTGGTGTTGAATAAACACCAGGTAAGTTTGGTTCGGATATATCCGAAGCGATTTACGCTCCGAATCCGTACAGGGTGCGTCCCTGCCTCTTGAGCGCGTACACGACGTCAAAGGCGGTGACGGTCTTGCGGCGGGCGTGCTCCGTGTAGGTCACGGCGTCACGGACGACGTTCTCCAGGAACGCCTTGAGGACACCGCGGGTCTCCTCGTACATGAGTCCAGAGACACGCTTGACACCTCCACGGCGAGCCAGACGCCTGATGGCGGGCTTGGTGATTCCCTGAATGTTGTCGCGCAACACCTTCCTGTGGCGCTTGGCGCCACCCTTTCCGAGGCCTGCAGGGTGGTGATGGGAGGAGGACGACGACCGGTGAGCATGTGTGCAGTGGGCCTGCTGCGTCCGAGGTCCACCGATTCGTCCAGCAAAAACTGTCTCCGGCGCGCGACGTACCTTTGCCTCCCTTTCCGCGTCCGGACATGATCGATATGAGTTTCATTTCTGGGTATAAAAGGTCAATTGAGACTTTAATTGTAGCGAGCAGGGACGGACTACGGAGCGTGAAACCACGATTTCAGATGGTAGAGCGCACCCGAGCGGGTTCATGTATGGGAGGAGCGTGATATCACACACACACACACACACACACACATATATGACTGACAAGATGACCGAGGCGCGTATCAAGCTGTTGGAGGGCCTCACGAACGCTCGAGAAAGTTTGGTTTTGGGAGGACCCGCTCCCGAGCGCTCTGATTTTGTTACATGATGTGAAAACCACGAAAAACACATCCATCGCACCCGCGGATTTCCTCCCTTCAGATCGTGGCCACGCACCCACGGGTAACGGACATACATTTATCCAGAATACGTACCATACCCGGCCTTCTCAAAGTCCCAGTATGAGCAAGACACACCATACTTATTGCACATTTCGATCGTACCCTCATCACCAATCTTCGGGTAAATACACACGCGCCTGCCGCGACGAACTTTCCTGTACGTCTTGTAGACGCTCCCGTAATCGATCGTGGCTTGGCAATACGGCTTCAGATTGCATTTCACGCAGGCTTTATAGGTCGAGGAGGCACACGTCCCGAGGCAGAGGAATCCGCAGCACGCCTTCGAATCCAGACCGTCGGTCGTCGCGTTCCCGGTCGTATTCGACGAAAGAAGTGTGGTATTACTCGCACTGCAAGGCGTTGTTGTGGTTCGTACGTCGCGAAGCGCGTGAGAGCATCAGACCGCGAATTATGACACGTCAGACGGGGAAACACACGTACGCGGGCGCGAGCGCAACCGGGCGGGCAGATGATGGGAAAAGACTTCCCATCATCATCGAAAGCATGAGAACGGCGAGTACGAACATGGTTTAGAATGAGAATTTGGAAATTCAAGTCTGTGTTTCTCGAAGCACCGAGAGGGGTTACATGGCCCAGACGTCGTGTTCGGCTTGGACCGACAGATCGTGGCGAGCATGCTCGGTTCCGTCATCTTTTACGCGCTGATGAAGGTGCCGACAAAGGTCAGATCTACGATCTCGAGCACAGGCGCGTGGGTTCCTCCCATGCAGGACCCGAACGGGTATAAGTCCACTTGTGAAGTTCGCCGTCGTTGCAAACGAGGTGCGCGAATGTGTTGAAACGATGTCCGTGGTTTTTTACCACACCCACCTGGCAATGCTAGAGTTACATGTCAGTTAATCGCTTTCATCGTCATACCCTTCAAAACGTTCTAAACGAATAACGTCGTAAAGATCGCCTTTCGTCCACACCACACGGAACCAGACCTTTTCACCATCAAATTCAGCCATAAACTCGTCATCCCCGATGAGCATATCCCCATTTGGAGCCCTTGGAACGCCACCGTAATACCTCTCTTCATACGTGTCACGAGAGTGGTAATAGTAATCACCCACGCCATCAATCACATCGGGCCCGTCGCCAATATCAATTTCCCCATCGTGTGACCAGGCCAAGTCCACCATCTGTTGTATCGTTTCAGGCTGCTTCCTGTGCACGTCTCGCATAAACGCAATGATCGCCTTCTCAATTTTCTTGTTTGTAGCAGGCATCTCAAATATCCGTGTTTTGGTCGCGAGTGATTCCGGAAAAGGATTTAGAAGGACTTTCTTTGAGTTTGACTCCTTGACAAGAAATATGATTCCAGAGGTCCTAATGAACTTGTCCGTGGACAATTGCTCATAAATATTAAGTTAGTAGTGCGCGAGTTGGCGGAGGCTTTATACCATGAGCGCACGGGAGCGGGTCCTCCCATGCATGAACCCGCTCGGATGCGCTCATGGTATAAAATCCCTGAACTCGCTCTCTCTCCGCACTTCCAATTCCCTCTCTGTTTCTCTGTTACTCCACGTACACTCAGACGAATGTCCACCGAGATCACCCCGAAGATGCTGCGTCGCATGGCGAGCATGCTCGTCTCTCACGACCGTCGCGTCAAGGACGAGTCCGAAAAGTCGCCTCGTTACGAATCCCACGTGGACTGGATGACACGCACCGTCCCGGACATCGCACGCTCCGGGGACTCCAGGGTGCACATCTCGTCCGTGATTGCTCGCTCGCTCGTCTCGAAGGAAGGACACCGCGTCGATTTGAGCGTCAAGGCCCTGTCGACTGCGCTTCAGACTCTTTCTGTCCTCGCGCTCCCCGTCAACGATCCAATTCTCATGGTGTGTAGCGACGGGATCGAGCGAAGCATCACGGACATCCTGTTGTCCAAGCCGGACGGCAGACGACTGCACGACGTGCTGGTCGCATTTGACGAGGTCCTCGAGGCACTCGAGAAGATCTGCGTCGAGGTGCCGACCAAGAAGATGAGGCTCACGACCCTTCGAATCCAATCATGGCTTGTCACGCCTTCGAACAAGGGCTCCTTTGTCAGTCGTAAGGTGCCTACTACCAAACAGCCCACCGAGGGACAACAGTGCCAGGTGGCTCTTGTCCCCGGCGTGGATTCGATGCTCCAGTCCATCCAGAGTATCAGCAGCAACAGGAGCGTCTCGACGGACGTTTGGAATGAATTCATGGACTGTTTGGTAGAGTTCGTCTCTCTCATCGTCGAGGGTGATGCTGTGTATCGCAATCTGAACGCGATCGCGGACGCGCCACGCGTGTACCAGGACGACGACGAGACGGAGCGGACCATCAATCAAAAGATCGAGGAAGGACTGGTGCCTGCGTCCGATATCCCAGACGACGCGATCGCGCCAGTCGCACTGCCCACGGTCAGAGGCCTCAAACATGCCCTGGCCGAGATCGACGAGTCCGGGAAGGTGAGCAAATTTTGCTGCGTCGGACGCACGTCGTTGCCGTCCAAAGACCGTGCACTTATCGCACTCGCACTGTCCATTCCAGCCGAGGCGGTCGAGTATATCAAGGTCGACAGTGGATCGGATTCGGACCCCGAGCCCCACGCGAAAAGGGTGTGTCGCGCAAACGACGAGGCCGTCGCGGCATGTTAGACACAGTACAATTACCGGTGTAAGCTTCCATCTAAGGTGTTCAGCATTTGGCAGTTCATAGCGGAGAGTCTCTTCTCATCGTTACTACACACACACTCTCAGCATACGGCGTCCGTTACATCTCAATGTTGTTTGAACGGCAGCACCCCGTATTCCGCACACACCTCCTCTATTTTGGTCGATATGGACGGGTCGACAAACACGTGAAGACTCAAATACGGGGCTTCCTGCGTTCTTAGTAAAGTCTGCACCATGTCGGCAACAAGCCCCGCGTCTTCTCTCTTCCTTTCATTTCGACGAGGACCTCTAACGCACAGGTAAAAATGGTCCGGGTCATCGTTCCCTTCCATTTTAAGACGAACGTCGTACTGATTGTCCCCCACTTGGAAGACCAACGACAGTTCACGTTCGTGCAAATTGAAGCCCATGTCATCAGAGTCATGGTTTCCAACACACTCGCTGATTTTCAGCGCCACCCTGCCGATATGTGGTGGACTCCCAGTCGGATACACCCACAGCGAGCGGCTGTGGACTCTGGTCGTGACGAGCGTCCATTCCAAATCCCCCGCGACGGCCTCGCAAAACGATGACGTCAACACCAGTTTTTCGCTGGGTGTTTCGATCTCTTCGTCTTGATACGCGTGGTGACGAGGCCAGGCAGAAAGCAGCGTGTCGGGTACGTCCCACAAATGCGACTCGTCCCACCAACTGTACGAGTTACACCGTCCGTCCACTTCCAGCGTCTTCGCTTTCAGACGTTGCAAGATACCGCGAAGCGAATCGCGCAGTGGGTTGAACAGATCTTCGTAGCCCATGTCGGCGTATGCGACGACGTCTTTGGGAAAATGTGTTTTTTTCAGGCGTTTGGGGCTGCTTTCTCCAGCGAAAGCAAGCACACGTCCGATGATCTCGTCGGGAAGGTCGGGAAGAACGGATGGATTCATTCGAGACGCGCGTGCGAACGAGAGAGAAAGAGAGTGACGAGAAGACGCTCGAGATTGTACCCTAATACAGAGCGAGCGCACTCGGCCGGGTTCCTCCCATGCAGAACAGACCCGCTCGCCTGCTCGTCTTAGTGCGAGCGTCAGGTGTCGGAATAGAGTCTAAAGGCGGTGGTGCACCGAGGCTATTGTGTCCTTTAACATGACAAGAAACCGAAATCGCTGAGCAATTAGTCCGGGTAGGCGTCCAGCGCAGGGACCGTCACGTCAAGTTCTTGGGGCACATTGTCACTTCCAGCGAATTTATCTAGATCCTCCAGCGCAGCGTCGATGACTTCTTGCAGTCTGTAGAGGGCTTCGCGGCCCGTCTCTACCGCGTCGTACACTTCATCGTACACGACACCTCGCCGACCGACGAGCTCGTGGAGATCTTCGTAGTACAGAAGGCGGTAGTCTGGATCACTGCAGCGGTTATACTCGTTGAGCTGCACTTCAATGTCGTCATCCATGCACGCAACATCACATGCGTACCCTTTCGCGTAATCGCATGTCGTTTCCACGATTGATTCGATATATGTACCGATACTCGACTCGGCTTCTCTTAAATCTTCAACAAGCATTTCGAAATGACTGGCCAAAAAGGAGTGGGGGGTTACATGAGCACATGCAGGACCCGAGCGGGTGCGCTCGTGGAGTTTCAGTAATCACGGCAAAATTAGAAGTCTTCGTTCGATCCCTCCGTATTATTATTACTTACGTATCCTGCGGCGTATTCTGCACACCACTCGACCACTCGAGCACGCGTCAATCAGACCACGCGCAGTCCGATTCAGCTCGATGAATTGCCCATTCGAATGCGCCGTGATGTCCGTGGCAAGGATCGTCGAGGAATTCGAGAAAAAGGGTCATGTCCCTGTCGAACACGTCAAAAAGGCGTTTGACGGATGGACTTGTCAGGATGACAGTGAAGAAGATTGGTGTTACTCGACGCAGGGAATCACGGTGGCCTACGACGAGCCGAACAGGATCTTCATCGAGTACTGCTTCGCGACCGAGAAGCAGCTCACCGAGTCGGTCGATGGGAAGTGGCACTCGGTCGTATACCTCTCATCGTTGAAGAATCCACGCACCGTCATGTACCATCTGAAAGGTCCGCCCACACCCGGAAGCGAATTCGAAAAGGCGCTTGGATACTCGGTGTCATCAGATGAGGAGGAGTTCTTGCACGTCGTCATTCAAGCCATTCATCTTCCCGACTGCAAGATGGCGTACATCCACGGCGCGCTAGGACTATTGGAATGATTTGTAAATATTCTGAGCAATCCGACCGTGCTGCCGCCCCGGGGGCGGTCACACCGACGTGCTCGATCTCTTGGCCAGCGAGTTCGGCGCTCGTATTGATGTGAAGTGTTTGAGTAGTGCAGCACTTGGTGGAGAGGTATGGGCTGGACCCGAACGAGTCGGACGATCCCTTCCACCACCATCACCCGTGATGTTCAGTATTGTGCTTTCAACATCACTAAAAACAGTTGATAAATGCCAACCGGAAACGCTTTGTAGGTGCTACAAGGACCAGTTGCCCGGTGAAGAAAGCGTTCATACGTCTCGGAACTGTAGGCGACGAACTTGTGACCAAGAATGAGGTGATCAATGTGCCATTCCGTGTTGAGCATTTCATCTCGCGCGGCGACGACGCGCGTCATTCCCCCGAAGAACCTCACCACACTTCTTGGCGGAACCAACGTTGGCAATTCGAGGGTGTGTGCAGCTGCCAAAAACGCATCGAACGCTCGATAAGGTTCAATTTCGAGGAGATTATGGGCCCTACGCGTGGCGTTGATACTGTCGAGCGTCAACTTCATTCTTTTTGGTTCTGATGTGACACCCCACCGTCTGCGCTCATCTCGCGAAGTCTTCGAACACACCCCATCATCGATTTGTCAATCTGAATATTCTATCGTCCTCCGTATGTGTTCGTTCGAGGAGTTTTCGGATGCCATCGCTCGCAATGACGTCGCTTCGGTTTGCGAATTCGTCGCTGCTGGGGGGGATCCTTACGCGACGGGCAAATGCGGAGAAAACGCACTTCACGTCGCCGCGGCGTCTGGCAACCTGTGCATGCTCGAGTTGCTGACCTCTCTCGGGATCGATCTGTACGCATACGATAACAATCTACGTACGCCCGTCCACTGGGCTATGAAGTTCCAGCGGTGTGAAGCAACCAAGTGGTTGCTGCGGCGGATGCTCGGGAACCGGTCATCGACCGACGCCATCCGCTCGCTGTGCGAAGAATGGATGGTGGACGAATCGAATAATATCTGCGTGTAATTCAGTTGTCCGTCCATGCTTTTGCCAGTTCTCTCGGCTTCATTCGTCCTGGTCCTCGTCGCGGCGGTCGTGTGGTGGTTCTTCCTTCGCGACACCGGCGGTGACAGCCTTCGGGAGACCGTAGACACAGACGCACTCTCGATACGCGACGACGAGTCGCCAACATCAAACAGACAGTTGACCCTGAGCAGTCCCGCCAAGAATCTCACGCCACACCGGGTCGTGGAGATGCCAACCATCGCTCCCGACCCATACGCGGACTATGCGCTCCTCAGTTTTGCATTCGAGCACCGCCTCCTCGGACCTGGAATAGCACCGGACGCCACGACGAAAATGACCAGGGTCGTCGCGGCCGAGGACTCGTACAAACTGGTGAGGTGCTCGCTCGCAAACGGCTTCGCCGTCCGGTGGATGAACAGGTTCCTCACGATCGACACCGACGGCTCGCTGTCCTGGTCGGAACGCAAGCAGGAACCGCAGTCCTGCTGGAACATCCAGCCGGGCTACTGCGGCTCCGATGGTGCCGAGTTCGTCATGTTCCAAAGCATCTTTAACAACAGGTTCCTCCGCGTGGACGGGTACACGAACAAACTCGTGTGCGTCGACACGCCAAGCACAGAGAACGCAAGTCAGTTCTGCTGGAAGTTGCAGCGCTCGGACCCTCCAGCGCGCCGGTGCGGGACGTATTACGATCCCGAGTATGGAAGGATCATCAGCGTGCCGTGTGAGATCGTGCAAGACCCCCCGCAGGGGGGAACGTGTGCCGATACGACCCCTGGATTCATGGCCAAATGCTGTCTCAAGCACAACGACCCCAGCTGCCGTTCGGTCGTCCTCCGCGAGGTGGTTGGACGACAACTTGACGAGGCCGCGCTCTACATCAAGACACGCTTTCCCGATCATAAGATCGTCACGTGCAAACGGGGAGACGTATGTGAAAAAGCGAATCCTTTCCCCATCCATGCCGCTGACACATGGGTCGTTCCCTACGATGAGAAGCTCGGAACCGTCCACTTCCCCGCGTTCAGATTCGTCTGAACGCACACAACAAAATGCAGTACGTCGTCGACGCCTTCGACGATCCGCGGGACGAAATGGCGTTCCGTTGCGTCTTTCCGTCCCTGCGAGAGAGGGGCGAAGCCTTCGTCGATATGGCACGAACGGAGGGACAACTGATGGTCATGCGGTGCACCACGTGGACCTCATTGACGCTCTTCAATCCGCAGCTTGCGAGCATCCCGTGGTTCGGTCAACGCCTGCGGGAACTGGATATTCGTTGCGACGGTTCCGTCGACCTGTTTTTTACCGAGTTTCTCCCCGAGCTCACCGACTTAAGGATCACGACACTCGGGGTCTCGGGCGGGATCAGGTCGCCGGTCCACAAGCTCAAGCACCTAAAAATCATCACGGCCGGGTTGTTCGGTCTGTTCTCCAACACGGCCGAGATGCTCCCGGAGCTGCAGTCACTCGAGATTCGTACCACGATACTACACGGGGCGTCTGGCTTGCGGTTTCCTCCCAAACTCGAGTCGCTGTACATATCCGGCCTGCTCATGTTCCACGTGGTCGACGCGCTCCCGTCGTGCCCGGCCAAAGACGTATCGCTGGTGTGTGGCGGCCTACTAGACGTCCCGCTTCTGAATACGAACGTCGAGCGTCTCGACCTCTCCAACAATCTGTTGGAAAGCTTCGGGAGCGACCGGTTTCCGAGGCTCCGCGAGCTGAACGTACACAACAACTTCTTATTCGATTGCACCACCATCCTCGGCGATGCAATCGAGGTCTTGGACATACGAGGCACGGCCGGCTGGCCGTTCCACCTGCGCAACGTCCACACGGTATACACGAATTGCGATCCACCAGCGCACATGAAACTCTCGTGCCCCAAGCTGAAATACGTATACATACGCGACGTCGACCGGCATCTGCACACGTGGAACGCACACGCGTTGCTCATGGATTCGGACGACTGGACCGACCTCGAACGAGTGCGACCGGACTGGCGGTCGCACATTGACGACGTCGATATTCTGTACACGACGTACCCCGCGACAATCAACGGAAACACGTAATAATAATATCATCGGGGACAGAAGGAGATGTCGTCGTCCACCAGTCAAAAACCGGGTGTCGGAGCGCTCATGCAACTCGAGATGTTGGGACGTCAGGACGAGTTCATGTACGACCTCACGTCGAACGGGTCGTCGAGATTCAGAAATCGATGGATTCAAAGTTCGCCATTTGCCATGGTCCAAAAGACGTCGGTGGCGTCGTTCACGTTCGGTGCGACGAACAAGTACGTCATTCCGAAACGAGGAGATCTTTTGGGGAATATCGCACTGATCCTCGAACTCCCTCCCGTTCCAGGTGCGGGGATCAACGATTTCTGGAGGGATCGAATAGGCTACGTCTTGCTCAAAAAGATCCGTATCGTCCTGAACGATGTCGAGCTCGACAGCAGCGAGCGACTGTGGCTCGCGCTGCACGACGACGTGTTCCTCAAGCAAGGCATGAAAGACGGCGTAGCAGACATGATCGGTGGTCCTGGACTGCGTCTGTCGCAGGCACACACAATCGTCGTCCCGCTCAAACTCTTCTGCTGTTATCGGCCGCGTCGGACGCAGACGTTTCTTCCCCTGATTTCGTCGACTGGTCAGAACAGTCTCACCCTCGAGATCGAGACTGAGACGTTCGAAAACGCGGTGACGAGTTACAGCGGCGTCTCAGCACCGGCCGAAATCTCAGCTGAGGTCGTATGCGACTACGTGTTCTTGGACGACGTTGAGAAGGCACAGATCATCAACCGTCAGACCCCGCTGCTGTGTGAGGTGGTCCAAGACTGCGAGGGGACCTCGTCGAGAGTGACGCTGGATGCGAGAGGCGGCGATACAATCATCCCGACGTCGACAGTCAACGTGGACCTTTCGGAGGTGAACATGCCTGTCAAGCATCTCGTCTTCGCCGCGTACTCGACTCACGCCGTGACACAACGACGCTTCTTCGAGTACGAGGACATCATCGACAAAGTCTCGCTTCGAATGGACGGGTGGGAGCGTACCGAGTTGCAGTCGTCAAACATGTACGGCCTGGTTCAATCATACTTTCACGCGACGAACTGCGTCGCTGACAAGGTGTACATTTATTCGTTCGCCCTCGATGCGGCGGAGACGTCTCCAAACGGTCACTTCACGTTCTCGCACGTTCGCAAGCCGAGCCTGTACATCACACTGAAGGAAAAGCGAAGCGATATCGTCGTAAAGGTCTTCGTCCTCGGTTACCGGTGGGTCGACTTCCAGTTGGGCGATGCCCAGATACGGTTCTTGTGAGGATTCAGACCGAACGAGATATTATGTACACACTCTGTAATACGCGAGCCAGTCAGTGATGTACGAACAATCCGGGTACTCGCACCTGGACGCAGCTCGCGCGGCTCTGCGCGTGTGCGACGACAACCAACTCGTCAACGCCTTCTTCAGTCAACGGAACGTCAACCTCGTCCACGCGAACATCAGGACGACTATCAAGGACAAGTACAACCTGTCGATCGACCGGCAGAGCGAAACAGAACTCTCGCTCGTCATGTTGGGTATATACAACCTCCACCAGGGCGGCGTGGTCAGCAAGGACATTCAGTGCCAGGTACGTCGTCTCAACGCCATCGTCATCGAGTGGTGCGTCACCAATATCGTGAACAATATCCGCCACGACATGGGCTACATTCGCGATTCGACCAGGCCGTACGCGCTCCTGGACCGCCCCGTCAACACGAGTCAAAAGGGTGAGTCGACACTGTCGTGGTCCGGCTGAGTCAAGTACGGAGAAAAAACATCTGCAGATGGTAATGGTGACGCGCGTCGTCTTCGAGGACTCGCCTCGTCCCACGAAGAAGCTCGTCGCGATCTTCTTCGACGACGACGGGAAGCGGCTGAAAACCGTACACTTTGGAGGAGCCGGGTACATGGATTACACCACGTACCACGCCAAGAACCCACGGATAGCGAAGCAAAAGCGACTCTCGTACCTCCGAAGACACCGTGTGCGCGAGTCGTGGAGAGATCCCATGACGGCGGGAGCACTTAGTCGCTGGATCTTGTGGGAAAAACCGACCGTACCGTCGGCGATCCGAAAGTACCGGGTTCTTTTTGATCTGAAGTAGCAGTGTTCATGCTCGTGATCGTGGCCAAGTACACGGAAAACACCGACTGGATTGCACGTTTGCCGGCGAATGTCCGTCGGACCGTCGTGTTCGACAAGTCTCCCGACGGCGACTGTGAGAACGTTGGCCGTGAGGCCGAGACGTGGGTACGCGCCATATGCGACTTGTGGGACGATCTCGAGGCGTTCAAGACCGTCGCCTTCCTCCAGGGTCATCCATTCGACCACGTCGACGAAGAGACGTTGATGTATGAACTCGGTCGTCCAGAACGCGGAGGTGTCACACGACATCTCTGTCCCTTGGGCGTCGTCCTCACAGCCGACGGCGTCGGACGACCGCACCACCCCGGTCTGCCCGTAGCAGACAAATGGAAGGATCTCGTCGGCGAGTACGACGACATCGATCCGTCGTCCGCGTCACGAACCTCATGGGCGTTCGTCGCAGGCGCACAGTATATCGTCCCCACCGCCTCGATCATCACGAGACCCTTACGATTTTGGCAACGATTACGTGATTTGCTCCGAACCGGATGGGTCTGTCCGTGGACTGCGGAGCGTTTTTGGTTACTTCTTTTTTCGGCGTAACAACAACAAACAAGTGATCATGAGCGGCTCCCTCCTCCAACTCCTGGCGGTCGGCGAGGAGGATGCGTTCATCCTCTCCGAATCGTTTGACGCGAACCGACCGTTCCGTCAGGTGGTTAAGAAGAGCACCTCGTTTTCCACGGAAATCATCGATATTGACGCACGATTCCCGACGCAAATCACGTACGGACAGAGCCTGGCGAACATTCAGATCCCGCGTCGGGGAGATCTGATTCGCGAGGTGTACCTCCGTATCAAAGTCAAGCGAGCAGCGGGGTCAACCAAAGCGCCCGGTTTGGAGCTGCTCGACGAGATCTCCCTTTGGTCGGGCAAGACCAAACTCGAGAGCATCAGCGGCGAGTACATTCTCGCTCGAGATCATGCGTTGCTGTCCGCGGACGAGATGCACGCACGGGACCGGATGGTAGATTTCAATCAAGCCGAGACCAAGGGTACCGTCAAAACCTTCTTCGTGAAGGTCCCGTTTTTCACAACTCGAACGCCTCTTCCGCTGATCGCCATACAAAACCAGTCGCTCCACTTCGACTTGAGCCTTCGGTCGGTGATCCCGGGTCTCGATCCCACGTACCAACCTGTCGTGGACCTGCTCGTCGAATACGTGTTCCTGGACGACGACGAGCGCAGGTTCTGGACGTCCAATCAGCACGCGCTGCTCATCGAACGCGTGCAGACCCAAGAGGACGCGATCGTCCCCAGAAAGTCCATCATCAACAAAGTGTACTCGAACGTCGACGAGAATCTGGGAGGATACGATCGAGTCGAGGGGAGCGGTCAGGACCAATCCATCGACCTCGGGAACAGGTTCCAGCTCGTGAACAGCAGCACCAACCCGCAGTGGACGGGTCGAACCGAAGTCTTTTACGACTGCGCGAATAACGCGCGCGTCTTCGAGTTCCGTGGGAGGTTCCTCGTTCCAACCACCGGCGGAACGGTCGGTCTGCAGTGGGCGACCTACGTCGTCGGGTCTACCACGTTCGGATACTCGTTGGAATGGTCTTTCGTCGACGAAACGATCACCGGAACACTCCGACGAAACGGAGACGTCGTATGTATCATAGGACACGAGAGCGTTACGGTCAACAGCGGATACGCGACCGTGACCGGTGAGTCGACGAGCACGGACTACGCGACACAAGCCGCGGCGGGCGAGGCGTGGATCGTCTTCGATGTCTCGCACCACTTGGAAGACGATATCCTCAGTATACGCGTGCTCACAGAGGGATACGTCCAAGGAGGGTACCTCGCGTCGCTCGCGCCGGTGAGCACGGGTCAGACCATTGTGCACACCATCCAAGAAGGGTTCACTGCCGTCGATACCTTTGATCGAACAACAACGTTCTCTGTCTTTGCCGATGCTTCGGACGACGTCTTGTTCGTCGCTGATACGCTTCTGGTCAAACTGCTCGCGCTCCTCCCGTCGTCGAACAATTACAACTACAACAATGTGCCGCTCTTCTTTCGAGGACCCGTCCGGTACCTCCTGTGGTACGTCCGTCCGCTCAAGTCGCAGTGGCAATTCGGCCAGTACACGCCGTCGGACGTCGTCGGGTCCGAAACGGAACGTCATACCATCCTGCATTCGGCCAAGGTGACGCTGAACGCGAAGGACCGTGTGGCGCTGTCGGAACAATCGTTCTTCACCATCCTCGAACCGGTCAGGTTGTTCGGCAAATCTCTACCGTCCGGATTGCACGTCTTTGGGTTCGCGGCCGGGGACGCTCGTTCGCTTATGCCGAACGGGACCGTCAACATGTCTCGCATCCAAGAGACCCAACTCGTCCTGCAGCTGCGTTCGTTCAATGACACCGAGTCGAACATCCAGCGTCTGGACGAGTCAGAGAGTCTAGCGGCTGGACAGACCTTCACCAGGGTGGTCGTTCACGCAATCGGATACAACGTCCTGTACGTCCGGGACGGGTACTTGATGCAAGCATTCGTGTAATTACAAAGCAGCACTCGTTGTTGTTGGTTCATACATTTCTGTACATGTCCCGTCGGGTATCATCACGGTATCATCATCATGGTGTCCAACACCCCGACGCTTTTCAGCGCGTTAAAAAGCGAGGTGTTGACGTTTTCGAACGACACGAACGAGTCGTCCTCGTTCTCCAGGTAGTGCTTGAATATTGCGAGGACGCGATGGCATGGCGGTTGATAGACGACGTGGCGCGGCGGCCGGGAGTTCACTACGTCGCCGAGTTTGTCCACGATATCGGCAAACTCGTGTAGAGAGATCCTCTGCTCGTCATCGTCCTCAACGTCAAGACCTTGTCCTCCATGTTCGCGACCCTCGAGCGTCTTTGACGCTGTCGAATCCCTCAACAGCGTCGACAAAATCGAGACCGAGAACTTCACCTCGTCGGACGACGATCTCGTGTCGGCGAGGCACGTGTGGAAGATATGCTCGAGTTTCTCGCGAGCGTTGCGTACCATGTCACTCATTTCCGCTTGTTGAGCGCGGATGGACATCAAACCCTTGCCTCGTCCGGGCAAGGCCGCCGGGGGGTACGCGCGAGAAGATATCTCGGACGATGGGGCCATCGTCACCGTCGTCACCGTCGTCGCCGTCGTCGCCGTCGCCGTCGTTGCCGTCGTCGTCAAATCACGGCCTGTCGCTGCCTGACGATCTGGTACGAACATCTCGAGCAAACGCATCAGCTCGTGGTCCCCCCAGAACATGGAAAAGAACAGGTTGTTCGAGATGGGAATCCCGCTCTTGCTCTTGTTCGTTCCGGGTCCGTTGTGGATCAGGGTCAGTTTGAACAGGTACGGTCTGCGCACGCCGGTCTCGTCCTGGAAAAGTGGCTGCAAATGCAGTCCACTCGCAATGGATTGCAAACGGACATGTCCACTCGGAATGCACACACAGATACGTTGACGTCCGTTCGCACCGCCGACGACGAGACTCCCGATCAACGCTGTTTGATGAACGTTGTAACGAATGTTGTCCGTACCCCCGTAGCACGCTTCCAAAAGCTTGAGGCGGTCATCCTTGCAAAACTTCGTACGCGGTGTGCTCGTCGTGTTGAGGGACGGCAGGGGGATCGTCATGGACACGTGCTTCGGGGACGAGTTGTCCACGGGAAAAACGCACCACGACGTGACGATCTCCTGACGACCATCCGAATCAGCCTGGACCCTGTGAAAAACGGGACCGTCCGGGTACTCGTGAGTCGGAAACAGCTCCGCCAACAGGTCGGCGGTCGAGGGGGGTATAGCATGCTCGCGAGGGGTGGCGATCCGTTCGCTCTCTAGAAAATACTTCGCAAATGGTGTTCCTGGCCCCGGTCGGGACGAACGCCCGGACTTGGAGTTCAATACGACGATGTATTCGCTGATATCCTCCATGACCACGCGATCTCTACGCGACGACCCGCGAAGGAAACGAAGAAATCAATATGCATCGTCTGGTTCGAGAACGAATCTCGGTCTACTCAAGATCTGCGACATCTTTTGTATGCCTATTGCACACACGTTATGGCTGTTGCCTGGACAGACGACATCTCGGAGCTCTGGAAACACCCGTCGGACTTCTTCCCAAGTGGCCACGCCACGAGGAACGAAACTCTGAATGCGTCGACCCGTTTCCTCCTGTACGCCGGGACCGTCCTGGCCGTCGTGCAACGTTCCGCCCTTCCGGTCGTCGGAGCCATGATCCTCAGCATCATCCTCGCGATGGTATACGGCAGACGCCATCGCCAGGAGGTCCTCGTCGATATACAGCGCAAACGAGCGTGCACGGGCCCGACTCGCGACAATCCCTACGGGAACACCGTTGTCACGGACTTCGGGACGACCAAAGAACCGTGTCCCATGACCGACGAAGCAGTCGCGAGGGGCGACGCGTTACTGCAGACCTACCTTTACTCGGACACGGACGACCTGTTCGGTGACGAGTTCGCCAAACGACCATTCATGTCCCTGCCCAACGGAGGCACCCACCCAGACTTTTCCAGTCTCGCGAACCATCTCCAACTCGCATCGTCGAATCACACTCCTTACACTCTGTGACAACATGTAACCAAACACCACTCATTCGACATCCATATCATCATGTTCCTCCACGCCGTCACCCTCGTCACCATCCGCATGTGAACCGGCGGTCAAATTCGAAAAACTCGTGCCCATGAAATTGCTCATCACTCCGTCCAATATCGACTGCAGTTTGGGGTCTGATACGTCGGGCATCGACGACATATCAGCGCCCAACAAGGCCCCGACGTTCTGCATCAAGCCGGGCAACATGCTCTGGAAATCAATGCTTCCACTGTCCTTCATTTGTGCGGCCGCCGATTTCGCCAAGTCTTCGATACCTGCCAGTACGGGCGCGTCAACAGTCTCGAGCGCGATGCCCAGCGTGAACAGCGTGTTGACGTAATTCATGATGGCCGTCTTGGATACTTCGTCGAGTCCCTCAACGTGCCACAGCTGCGACACGTCGAGGCCTCCGATCAACACGGGTTCGTCGAACAGCGTCCGGTCCATCATGAGGATCTTCTCGCCGTACGGGCGCGTCGACTTCATGAACATGTCCAAACCGCCTCGCTCGTTCGTCTGCAGAACCACCGGCAAGGACGCCTTGAAAAGGCGCATTTGCGGTACGTCCTCGAACGTGTCCGAGAGGTCGTCGACGAAGTCGCTGAGAAGCTTGTTAAAGGCACTGATCGTCGTCATACCGCGTCGTTCACTGACTCGTCGTTATACGTCCTGTCAAGACAAAGATCCTTTGGGAAAAAACGCACGCGATCAAATGGGACTGTACAGAAGATGCTCTTCGCCATTGACGGCATTCCCGGAACGCTCGATGATCTCGTCGATCTCGTGGACGAGAACGTCATCATCATGCCCGTCACCCACACAGTGAACAAATCATCACTGATACATGTCGTGGAAACATTGCTCGCGCAAGTGCGACAGACGGAAATTCGTAATCTCGGTCAGTTCCCTCTCTTGTGCCTCTACTGGTCGCAAATTCCGTTCGAGAGCAGCGGGTTTCATCAACGGTACATTCGTCGTCATATTCTTGCAATCGAAAGACGCGTGCGGATACCCATTCGTCGCGTCCTCGTCGAAGTGGACAAGGACGACGCGTTCGAGAAACTTGCCCAGCAACACACCCCCGTCTCGACCTTCGAGCTCACGCAATACACCGAGAGACTCAAGATGTTGTTCGACTACGACCGAGTCGTGCACGTGCCACCACACGCGTTCGAAACGCGGTCCACCAGAAGAGCCATCTTCTTAGAGCTCATCGCCGCCCACGGAGCCTCATAGAATTGGATGGATTTCAGAACGATCAGTCTCGATCGCGTGTCGTTTGACGACGCGGGTCAGCGGCGCCGTAGTCTTCGCTACGGCGGTGAGAAAGCCATCCGTGTCCAGACCCCTCGTTTCTGTGCCATGGTGTCGTCACACTCGTGGGGCAAGCGGATCTCGATGAAATCGTGTACACTCAACGACGAGTTTGCGTCCTTTCTCAAGCACGTCGAATCGATCGGCGGAGGCGACTGGGTCGACGAGACAGCACACCCGCTCGAGCACGTATACGTGTCGGAAGAAACGCTCGTCTTCGACGAGCTCGGTCAGCACGTCGACGACGGAGGCGAACGACTGTCAACAGGGGCGACGTTGCTCGTGAGCTGCATCGTCGCAATGGACGGACTGATTCTTACACGGGATGTTCGCGATAAGATCGTCTCTGCACGACTTAGCGTGCGTCTCGAACAAGTCAAAATTCACGCTACGACAGCAGCCCCGTTGAAACCGGCCGTCTACGTGAACGGGGTCATCTTACGAGACGGCCAGCACGAGCGAATTGCCGATGCACGCGCTGGCGAGTGAAATGAGTGCTATCACGTACGCCGGAAGGCCCTGTTGCTGGAATCGGGGAATCGCTCGGACCCGAGGGAGCACGAACAGGATGATCGAGAAGATGACCGCCGCCCAGATCAAGTCCGACTTATGTCGCTGTAACAGCCCTCTCCATCCCGTCGTCTTGGTCCCGCTCTTGGAGACGACGGCCGCGGTGTCGGGTTCGGACGACCCGTACGACCCGTCGGTCGTCTTCTCGCTCGTACCGTGGTGCCCCCTGTGTCCTCCTGTCCCTGTTGGCGACCTCGAGCGGGTGTCGTACATGACCGGGTCGCCGGGGGGCCGTTGTTCGTGAGAATAGTCGACTGGGGAGTGCGGACCTCCGTGCGACATCGAGTCCATGGTTGTATGGGCTCCTCCGTACATCCCACCGTCCATGGGCTGGGAACTCATCGCCATCTGGTCGCTGGGGTTCATGGGCATATACTGCTGCTGGTCCGTCGACGGCATCGTTGCCTGACGGAGCATGTCTTCGTACGAGGGCATATCGGTGGACCCGGGCTTGGGCGCGTCTCTCGACGAGATCTGCTTCAACTTGTTGACAGGCGTCGCGAATTCGTCGGCCATTCTATATGATGCTTCTACAGATTTTTGGCGCGATTTTACCGCGGGCGAACATGTTTTACAAGGAGAATACTGACGAATGCTTCGACATGGACATCGACGTGCTCGAAGAGTACGCCACCTGTGTGAATACAGAAGAGAAACTCCACGCTCAGATGAGCGCGTTCAAAGAGGAGATGTCGTTAGCGAAGAGGTCGCGCGACACCCACCGGTACGAGCAAGTGCGTATGCAGGCCGATATTCTCGCCAAGACCATCCAGCACGTCCAAAAAACAAAGGAGAGATGGGAGCTCGATGTCATGGACGCTTTCGAGCGGTCTCGCCCTCGATGTTCCAGCGGAAACGACGGGGCGGCAGCGGCCCAACCAAAGGAGGAAGTTTGAACGACCAGTCGAACGGTACGCCGTCATTTCAACTCCTCCAATCTTCTCACCATGGTGACGACTTCGCGATCACTGCGCGGAACGCGCAGCTTTCGCGTCGCGTTGACGATCATTCTTCTTCTCGCCGCGGTCCCACCAGCGGTCATCGCAAAGTTCTACCACGCGCAGCCTGGTCACTACGGTGGAAGGACGGTCGTCCATAGGTATTCATACGGCGAGGATCGTGTTGGACGCGCGACGCGCCGCGAGAAACGCATTCAATTCAAGTTTGGTTTGTAACTGTATGTCTATGTCCCGAAGCTTTCGCGATGAAGCGAGAGCCCGCGGGTGGAGCACGAATGGTTCGGCCCCGACCACGACGACCCATTTTCTGCTCGACGGAGGCAAGCTTTGCGTGAGTGACGATCAGAACGGCACCTTTCTGAACACGTACTTCGTACACGCCATCATCAAGAAGGAGTCGCTGTCCGTCGTGGAACTCAAGACGCCTCATTTCCGGCTGTTCTGGGACGTCGACGCCCACTTCCCCGAATGCAACGGATCAAGAGCTACCGCGACGCTGCGAACGGTGGCACACGTCGTCTGGGAATTTGTGACTCGAGACTTCTTCGATCTGACCTCGACGGACGTGTCGTCCACGTCGTCGTCGTCGCGCGACCAGCGAGACCGGATGCTCGTGTGTCTATCGCCGTCGAAACGGACGGCGGACGACGATGGCAAAGGACGTAAGTACGGTGCACATCTCATCTTCCCGGATGTCGTCGTGAACGCGCCCATAGCACAAGCGTGCAGACTTCAACTGATCCAGCGTCTTCAGACGGTGTTCGCGGAAGACGACATCGACACCGTATCGATCGAAAGCACCGCGTCGTCGTCCGCAGTGCAACACATCATTCCCCTCAACCCGTGGTCCGACGTGATTGACGACAGCGTGTTCAAGGCCAACGGGTTGCGGATGATTTATTCGAACAAGGGAAAGACGGAAACCAGGGCGTACCAGCCGTCCTTCTGGATCGACTCGTCAGGTACGACGACGATCACGACATCGAACCCCACCGAAATCCGAGAGCTCATCAAACTCAGCAGCATACGTTGCACTTCCGGAGAGGCACTGACGCCGTGCACCGGAGGGGAACACTTCCTCGCAGATAAAGTAGACCAGCACGCGACCAACGGCCAAACCGTCGGCACCAGCGCGAGCATCGAGTTGTACGCCGATGCCCTCCCGACCCTGCGCAGCGTCTTACCCACGCGGTACAGGAACGTCGACTTCACCGCCGCCTTCGTCACGTCTCATGCCGTCATGCTCAAGACCAACTCGCGCTTCTGTCAGAACAAAGGCGGCGAACATCGAACGTCGACCGTCTACTTTAGCGTGACCAAGAACGGCATCAGCCAACGCTGTTACTGCCGAAAGGACGATCGAGGATGCAGTACATACGCCTCTCCAATCATCGCGTTACCTGACGACGTCATCTCCGTCTTCTTTCCTGGCTTCATCGATGAGAACGATCATACACGAGCGGTCGTGAGGAGGTCAGTCAAAAAAAGAGCGTCAGCGGATAAGCCCATCCACATGCGGTGCGGGCTATTCGCACGAAGAAAAAGGTGAGTGATCGTATACGGTAGCACGTCTGCACATGGATCCGCATCTCCCATTTTCGAACTCGCCGTCCACTGTGTCCTATATGGATCTTGTGAAACGAACACACATCAAGTCCTCATCGTCTTCGTTCGAATCCGCGCTGGTCGGAAGGTTCCCTGCCCTCCGCGACGTCGTCTCGTCTGGCAAACTCGGAGACCTCTTCGTCTCCGACATCGTCCTCGATCAGAAAAAGCCCGTTCGACTCCACGTGTTCGGTGAACGCACGTACAAAACGATCGACGGGACGACCGTCGAAAAAGACGACATTGATCATCTCATGTCGTTCTGCAGCTCCACCCGATCGCCAAACAGGTTTCGAATCGCGGGATTACCGGGCTACCGTGTCTCGCTGCTTCCAACCTTGGACGGCTTCAACATGACCGTGCGATTGGCACGGCTCGATCTCAAGCACCAGTTCCCCGCGTCGTTTCTCCGTCAGCTGCGTCTCAGGAAGAACGTCCTCATCTTCGGGGCACCGGGGTCGGGCAAAACCACGTGTCTCAGGTCAATTCTTCACGAACTCGATGCGTCGCAAGAAAACGTCGTGGCCGTCGATCAGTCGGACGAACTCGCCGTCAATTGCAATACACGCGTGTGTTTTCCCGACAACGGACTCGCGGACGGTATCCTGGAGGTCGTTCGAAATCATACGCCCAGCTGCATCGTCCTCGACGAGATCGTTAACAAAGCAGAGGTCACTGCGGTCATGCACGCCAACGACCGAGGCGTGCAAATCGTCGCGTCCACACACGCATCAAGCGTCGACAATATTTGCGCGAACCCTGCGTTCGTCAATTTGAACGGTGGTCGGCGCGAAGCGGCCGTGGGAGACCATCAAGCGGACAAGTCGGGACGCAAATTCCTCGTGGAACGCCGTGCACCGCCGTGCTTTCAGTACGCGTACGACGTCCGGGCCAAGAAAATGTATGATCTGACCGCGGCGATCGACAAGCATCTCGGCGTGACGACGTCGTCGTCGTCTGATCATTGCGAGTGATCAATGCTCAATGCTCCCGACGGACCCATTGCCGATCGGGCTTAGCGAAATCGAACCATCTGAACACCACCCACGAGGTCGACGGACCACCGTCAGATGAACTACTACCGCCAGCGCCACTGCGCGTACTCGTCGCGCCACCTCGTGTCGACAATTTCGTCAACCCGTCGCGGAGCGTCTTCCCGAATCGTGTCGACGAGAATCGACGCAACAGTCCCTCGTCGTCGTCGCCGTCGTCGTCGCGGTCCAGATCGTCGTCCAGCTTCTTGTGCTTTCGCCTGTAATCGAGGATGAGCTTCCGAACCGCCTCGTCGTCTCCGCGCTGAATCGCGCTCTGCATACCGGGTATCGTTTCGTTCAAAATCTTTTGCTTCTTCATCATCCGCAAAGCTTCGAGCGCCTCGTCCGGGTCGCCACTGACGAACGCCTGCATGATCTCGTTGGTCACGTCCACCATCTCCCCATGTCGACGAATCTCCCCTTCGCGGTCGCTCGCGCGTCGGATCAATTCCTCCGCTCCAACGTAATCGCCCACCGCCACGCGGTCAGCAACCTCCGGCGCAGTCTTCTCCAACACGTCGAGCATGCGCCGGTCGCGCAACAGCGCCGTGACCCCGGCTCGGTCCGCCTGCAACAAGCGTTTCGTCCACTCCTGGACGGCAGGTTCTGCCGCGCGTTCCTCCGCCGTGAGCGGAAGGAAATGACGCAAAATGCGCAGGCGATGCGTGATCGGCGGAAGGAGCTTGTACTTCGCGGCCTGCTCGTTGAACACGATCGCTAAACGAGACAAGGCCTCACTGAATCCCATTCCGTTCTGTTCGACATCGTTCTGCACGACGGTCGTCTCGTCGCGCAACAGTTTTCGGAGTGGCTGCTCCCTCCACTGGCGCAGCGACAACAGGTCGACGAAGAGCACGACCAGGTCGGCAGCCGGGTAACGGCCGTCGCGCACGGGCGGTCCCATTTGAAGCACCGCGAACGGCGTCGCTTCCTTCGTGGTCGAGGCCGAGTACATGCCCGCTTTCCACAGTTGTGAAACGTACGACCAAATGCTCTGTCGCGAGGCGTCGGTGGGGATCTCGCCGGACAGAAGCACGTCGTGGTGGCGGTCGTGACCCAACGCCACATCCCGGGTGTCGAACAGGACCCACAGCCTATTGGCCTCTCGGTACTTGCTCACGATGATCGGCACGATCGAATCACCGAGGGTCCTCTCCCGTCCGTTCGGGTTGTTCGCGCGAACGAGCTTCCTGTGAACATCCGAAAACTCGCGTTCCAACGTTGCCAATTTTGACTCGTCCAGAGTGCCCAGATCGTACTCCACCACGAGTCCCTTCCCGTCGTCCTCTCCAGGTTGCACCATTGCCGGTCCATACCGGCTGCCTGCGATCAAGCTGTCTTTGACTCGTTCTCTCAAGGATCCGACGGTCTCGTGGACGATGCCACCCTCGTTGACCATAATGACGTCATCGTGAGTCGAAGTGTTCCACGACCACGCGGTAACGACACGTGGTACCGACATAGTTATAGGAGTGAAAATAATAAGCATCGGTAGTACATGCAAGCGACGATTCATCAGGTGTGGTACCAGGGCGAGGACGCCCTCCCCCCCAAATACAGAGGTCCCCGCGATAAACTCAGACGAATGAATCCAGAATGGCAGTACATTCTGTGGGACGACAAGAGCCTCCGTCGTCTGTGCAGACGCTACGGTTACGAAGACGCCTACGACGCCGGCAAGATCATGCACCAGCGTATCGACTTCGGGAGGTACGTCGCCCTTCTTGCGTATGGAGGCATCTCGATCGACATGGACACGGACTCTTTACGGCCACTCCGGCATTTCGTCGACGAATTCAAGCCGTCCAAACTCGGGGTCACGTTATCATCCGCGAACGCGCTGGAAAGCTCGATCATGTACCTGCGCCCGGCCAGCCGGTTCTACAACAACGCCACGATCGTGTGCCCCCGTCCGAACATGCCGGAAATGAGAACGGTGTGCGACCACATGGCCAAGCTCCTTCGGGCACAGCGAAAGAGCGTCTTTCTCCGACACATGCCAGAGAGCATTCAAATCCAAAGAACGACGGGTCCACTGGCGTTCACGGACGCCATCAACTCCGTCCGACATGACCGCGTCGAGTTCATTCCCGCAGAAGTCTTCGAACCATGCATCGGCTTCGACAAAGCGTGCAGTCCCGATCCGAACAAATCCATTACGCATCACATGCATGACGGCACCTGGCACAGTTTCGGACCGCTCTTCGTCGAGTACTACTGGGTCAAGCGGAGACTGCCGTTTATCGTGTGTCTCCTCCTCCTCGCCTTGTTCGTCTTCCGCGTGTACAAAAACGGCCGGCGGAACAGTATCAATATCTTGCGCACGTGAAAGAATCGCGGGTCATGGGCACCGACGTGTCATTCGGAACGGCCGCTCTGATCTTCGTCATCGGTACGTTCGTCAACACCATGGGTCTCTTTTACACGCAACACCACGGCCTCAAACATTTCGTCGACAAAGGGTGCACCAACCCTCGAGACGTGGGGTTCCTCTCGTTCACACACGATCCAACGACCAAAAAAGTCCTCGACGGACCGCTGTTCATTCTGCTGCCGACGGCATTCATGGCGGCGTCGACGCGACGCGTCGAGTTGTTTCGAGACCTCTTGCTCATGTTCGGGATCGTCCTGGTCATTCGAGGGATCAGCATTTCGTTGACCCAGCTCCCGCACACCATCGAACCCAACAGATCGCGGTCGCTGATCGACAGCTGTCTCTTCGGGGGCGACTATGACAAGATTTTCAGCGGCCACACCGCCTTCATCGTCATCTCGACGATGTTGCTGGTGAAGTACGGCGTGTGGCCCACCGCGATGTACGTGCTACCAGTGGTGGTCGCGTTCCTCCTCGTGCAGACGAGGAGTCATTACACCGTGGACGTGTTTCTTGGCGCCGTGATCTCCTTCTTGACCGTGACTGCAGCGACAAAATAATGCCACATAAGTAAGAACACATTAAGCGATGTACACCTTCATCCTCCTCCTCGTTCTCGTCGTCGTCGTCGTGCTGCTCTACGTCGCGTCGACGAGACAACATCCCGTCCGTTTCCTGTTCCGCCCCCGCCATACGATGCCGCCCGCTACCGCCCCGGCCGCGTGGTACACCCAGCCGTCGTACCCCGCCGACTCCCACCAAGACCTCGGCGACCAAGTCGTCACTTAAATGTTGCTGAATGAGAGAAGCAATGAAACGCTCACGTCTCTTCGGGATCGTGTTCCTGGTGTGCTTGGTTCTCTGCCTCGCCACGGGTAAGAACACCCAAGACGCGGAACCGTTTGAAGCCGTGCGGGTGGCGGATAAGCTCGTGAGCACCATGGAAGCGGCACTCACGTTTGAAGCCGGCAGTGTCTTGAACGTCTCGGTCACCGATATCGACGTCGGACCCGTCCAAAAAATCGTGTCTCCAATGGACGTGATCATGGGTCGTGTGCGTTACAGAGCCAGGGTCTCCGTCATTCCGCAGTTAGAGAGCGAGAAACACGTGGTCAAAGCCAAGGCGTTCGTCTTTGACGCGGAAAGCGAGAGTGTGGACGGCATTCAAGGAAAGGTCAACGAAGAAGTCGCGTCGCTGGTGAAATCGATCCGTCACGCATTACAGGTGAAGGGGTATCTCAATACTTGATCACAATGCGTCGTGAATGACCGGAGGGGACCGCTCACGCCTTGGGATTCTCCACCACGACCGCGTCGTCGTCGGGCTCGCACGGGGCCGCCCACAAGGTCTTTCCGACCGACCTGACTACGCTCGTGGTCTTAAACGTCACGGTCCGCTCGCCGCGCTGGACGGTCTTCGGTGGGTCCAGAACGACCTTGTCGCCCAAGTACTCGTAAACAATCTTGGTCCCCGTCTCGCGGAGCAGGATCTTCTTGAAGCCGCGCGACGCAGCTTTCGACGCGGCGCTACGAGGCGTATACGACACGAACCTACCGAGCGATTTCATCGTCTCGGGATCGTGAAGCATGTACGTCTTTTTCTTGCGATCGGTTCGCTTCGTGACATGCGTCGTGACCTGCGTCGTCTCAGTCTCCGAATGGTTCGCGGTGTCGGTGTTGTTAGTCGCCATCACTTCGTATCGATCAAAGTAATCAGAATTATAGTGACGATTACTGTGATTGAACCCGGCGGAAATCGATGTCGTCGGTTCGTCAGACGATCGCGACGGCAACAATCGAGGCACTCACAACGTGACACACGACCACAAACTGAGCGGTCATGGTTCGAGGATCCGTCTTCGATCCCAGCGTCGTCTGCGTGACCGCGGCGAAGTATGCGGGATTGAAGTTCTTTCCAAAGTGTTTGTCCGGCTCGATACGGTTCATTATCGCGTACACCACACAAAACAGGAGCCAAATCCACAATTGCGCCACAATCACCCGGGCTTTCGTCGCCGTCTTCATGCAGTTTACATCTACGCTCGATAATGTACGTATACCGTATGGACTTGTATGGACCCTCGATTCCCGCTCTTTCTATCGTCATCGAGTCTCGCCGTCGTGGCGATGGTCTGCTTGCTGCTGTTCCTAATCCGGTCGCGCGGGAGCAGCGAGTCGTCGGGACCGGGGTCGTCAGGACCGCGGACGTACCTGCCATTGAGCTCGATGCTCAAGAAAAAGACGTCTCCATTTAACACACAGTACATCGGATCTCCCGAACGCTTGAGCGTCAGCAACGAAGTGCTCACCCTCCGCTACGCGAAGAACGCGCACGGCGGCAGCAGCGGGGCGAAGATATCCGCCGTCCCGCATCCCTTGCCGTCCGACGCCGTCGAGATGGGGTACGACATCTACTTTCCAGACTCGTTCGAGTGGCGTAAGGGCGGAAAGCTGCCGGGTCTCTGCCTGGGCAAGAACTCCAAGGACTGTGCCGTGGCGTCCAACTGGGTCGTCGGCAAAGGGTCGGTCCGTTTCATGTGGCGGTCGAGAGACGGGAAAAACGCGTACATCATAGGATACGCGTACCTTCCAATCGGCGGCAGCCCGACGGCCGCGTTTAAACGACAGGGGAGTGGGTACAAAGCCATCACGGAACCCGGTGACCACGCCGGTCACGACTTATGGACGGGTGATCTTCCCATCCACAAGGGCTGGAACTCCGTGCGAATGAAGATCGTACTGAACACGCCCAAGAAGGCGGACGGGATCATCGAAATCGAGGTCAATGGCGTGACCAAGCGAGTCAATGACGTCCTCTTCCGGGACGATTCCACTATCAAGGTCGTCTCGCTGAATTTCGTCTCCTTCTATGGCGGTAGCGGGAACGACTGGAACTCGCCCCAGCACGAGACTTCCACCAGCTACCGAAACTTCTTCATCCGCTGAACCAGGTCGGCCAAACGGTCAAGGTCGTTCCCGTGCACGGTGAACTTGCCAGAAGCGTACATCATTACCGTCTCGCCCGTCGTCGTCTTGATCAGGAGACGGGACTGTCTCTCGGGTCGACTGACGCCCGAAATTGTCGGGTCATCGACCAGCGTATCACGGACCCGGTCGAGTGCCACGATTCGTCCGATGGACGACGTGGCATTGACGAGTCGGACGGTAGGAAAGAGACACGAAACCTCCAGCGCGAGGCACATGTCATGCAAAGATCCGATCACCTGTTCCGGTGTCGTGCACCCCGTCACGATCAACGAACCAGTCGAGTAAAGACGAATACAGACTCCCGGATACACGGACGGGAACGGGCGCATCTCGATCGCCTCGCGACAGAACCTGCTGGGTACGCACCGCGGCACGTCGGTACACCCTTCGCACGTGTCGGGCGTCAGACACATTGCCCGCACCATGACACGTTCGACGGTCCGCCGCATCGTATCATCGCCCGATGACACCAAACGAGAAGTCAGTGTCATCGTGCTCACGCGCGAACTCTTCGTCAGACGGGCAAACCCGTACGCAAAGCGGTCATACGCGTCCGCATCGAAAACCAGCATCACAAGTTAGAAATTGGTCTACCAGAAACCGCCACCGTAGCCGCCGTAGCCGCCAGAGGTCGTGGAAAGCGTGATGAATCCCATGCAAATCAGCAGAACCAAGAGTGCGGCCACGCCAGAAGAAACGATCGCCATGATGTCCGCGTTCTTGAGCAACTCGTTGCACATGTTGTGCTCGTCCGTGCCGCAGATTTTCTCGCGGTACTGACCCATAATGTACACGACCAAGGCGGTCACGGCGAGCGTGGAAGGCAAGGTCTCCATTGTGAAGAGCTGGTCCAACAACATGTTCGGAAAGGATGCTTATGCGCAATATATTAAAAAATCGGTCGTCGGTCTCTCGGTCTACAATATCTTGATTTAAGGAAGTGGAAGATACTAAAACCATGCCCTCCGATTTGTTGTACACAACTGTCGGCCATTTCTTTCAAACTCCGTCGATCACCCGTAGCAGCGCCCAGCAGTACCAATCCATGCTGGTACGATGGCTCCGGTACACGGGCTGCAAAGAAATCGATACGATCATCGCCGATCCTAAGAAGTACATCCAGTTCGCCCACGAGAAATATACTAGCGGCGATATGTCGCATGCGAGCAAGAAGCTCTTGATTGCCACGGTGTGTGCTGTGTACAAACACCACCCCGAGTACGAGACAAAGTTTAAAGAGCAACGCGCGGCGTGGAGCGCGGCACTCAAGGAATCGAACCAGAAGGAATTCGATGTCGTGGCACATCTCGAGCCGTCCGAGAAGCAGCTCCTGAACTGGGTCAACTGGAGTTGCGTACTGAAAAAGGAACAGCAGCTCCGGGCGACGGAGTACGCCAGCGATGACCACTTGCTCCTGTCCATGTACACACTGATCGAGCCGGCCAGGGGGGACTACGGCGAGCTCCACATCGTCGTCGACGACTCACACGCGAGGAAACTCAATAAAAAAGGCGAAAATTACATGTTCTTGACCAGCGAACCCGGCAAGAGTTACCTCGTCCTTAACCAGTACAAGACGGTAAAGAGCTTCGGAAGGTTCTGGCGCTATCTTCCCGACGACCTCGTCAGGATCATCGCAACGAACCTAGAACGGTCCCCGCGCGAGTACTTGTTCGTCAACCGCCGGTTTCGGAAGCCGTATGATCGCAGAGCGTTCATTCACATGGTGAACCAAACATACAGACGAATTTTTGGAAAGAACATGACGGTGTCGATGATGCGGCATTCGTTCATCAGCTCTCTCGATTTTAACACGACGACTCCCGCGCGCCTCTTCGAAATCTCGAAAAACATGCAGCACTCGGTCCAGATGCAGCAGCTTTACAGGCGAAATGTAAACGTCCCGGAAATCAGCGTCACGCTTCAAGACGACCAGCCCCGAACGGTACCCCCGCCGCCGTGTTCGGAAGAACACGACGCTGAACGCGAGGCGCGCCGTCTGCGAAGGAGGGAACGGAAGAGGCAACACAAGATGGAAAGGCGACAAAAGCGAAAAGAGCAGCAGAAGCGCGCGCGTGCTCTTCAACTCGCAACCGCGTCGGGCGTCTCTCCGAGCGTCTCTCCGAGCGTCTCTTCGGACAGGATCGTAATCATTTGAAAATCTTGATGAATAGCATGGATGGTATCACGTCTGATCATCGGCATTCTCAGCCTCCTCGGCACGCTCACGACGTCGTTGACAACGTCGTTGACAACGTCGTCTACTGGAGCTTGGGCGCCACAGGGTTCACGGACGCCTTCGTCGACCCGTATTGACCAACGCGATCCATTACTGTGTACGTACGACATCGACCCGTACGTATCATGCGTCGACGGCCGATACGTCGACGTTACCGACGGCATCACGTACGACTGTCTCGAAGACCGTCGGACGGTGCTCGAAGAGGTCAACGCGTGTCGGTGCGACGTAGGTCTCGGTCTCTTCCACGGCGGAGACAACGCCACCATCGTTCGCCGGGTCTTTGGAACCACGTACGTCCTCGTGACGCCTCGGTACGACGCGCGCGAGGCGATGTGGACCGTGTTCTCTCCGTTCGAACCGAGCTTGTGGGTCCTGGTGATGCTCACGCCGCTCGCGGTGGCGATCGCCATGACGTACTTCAGTTGGGCCATCTCTTGGTACAAAAAGAAAGCCTTCGACATCGCAGTCCTTCCACAGTACGCGTTCCAGAATACGCTCGCGTTGCTCAACGATTACACGAGCGTCGATTATCGACTCGATTGGACGGGGAGGAAACGGTACATGATCCTGCTCAAATTTTTCCTCCAGAGCATGCTCGTTTCGTACGCGTTCCTCTGTCTGGTCATCACCTCCGTGTATACGGCCCAACTGACCAATATCCTGTTCGCGAACACGATGGTCGACGACAATCCAGACGTGTACATCGACGAACTCGACGCTCAAGGAATGAACGGTGACGTCCTCGTCCCGCGAGACATCTCGTTTCTCCTCTCGACGATGCCGAACGACGTCCTGTACGACGCGACGGCGCAGGGCGTCCTCGACGTCGTCAGGCGGGTCGTCGACAACTCGTCCCACACGCAAACTCCACGGGTCGTCGCGCCACTGGAAGCGGCCGTGTACGCCATCGAAAAGGCCGGCGTCCAGTGTCACGTCTCTCTTCAACTGGTCAGGGGGCTCACCAACGACGTGACGATCGTCGCGAGCCCGTGTCTGAACGCGTACGACGTCGCGATCATGTTCAACAAGTTCAAAACGTCCATTGCTCGAGTGGCGCACATGAACTCGTTCCTGCGAGCATTCGTCAAACGGCGAGCCGCATGTACCGAGAACGTGCAGCGCATCGGAATCCGAGATATCTCCGGCGGATGGATCATCGTCTCCATCTCGATCGCCATTCCACTGGTCCTGACGGTCGGTCGGTACTTGTTTTTCCTCGCTCGGAAATGCATCACTCAGTACGGTCACATGTTCGTACTCCCATTCTCTTCTTCCTCTGAGGACTCGTCCAATGTATCCGATCAATCACTCGACAACGACGACAGTGGGAATCAACGACGCACCGTCGAACTGACCGCCGAGGAGATCAAGACGCTTGCCGAATGCGGACGTTTTCGCATCGTCGCCAGACCACACTTGGAGCGCGCGTCGTCTCCGGCGGGGCACGGCCATGGCCGAGACCGGAACGTGTGATCGGCGACGTTTCAGCACACATTATCTTGTGGGTGTTCAAAGATGCCGTTCGTCCAATCTGCTCCAGGGGGTCGTCTCACCGACTGGCGGTCGTCGTGTCAGCGCGAAAACGACGCCAAGCGCGACCACACGACGCCAACGGAAGGAGCGTACCGAGATTTTCTCCAGAAGAACGCCGTTCAAGCACGTGATACGCAACGCTCGCATCTCGTCTTCCAACCGTACTTCGATATCAAGGGATGCGTCCGCACGTCCAATCCCGCCGTCGTCCGACGTCCGCAGTGACGATGATCAGTCATCGACCGAGACGCCGAACGAAACGAGGATCTCTTTGGCCGCGAGTTGCTCGGCCTTCTTCTTGACGCGGTCAACGCCGATCCCAACGTGACCGTTCAATTCGACGACGACAGTATACGTTCTGTCGTCGTCATCACGTGTGCACTGGTACACCGGCAACGGCTGATGCAATTTGTGTTGGTGCTGCATGAGCTGGTCCTTCCAATTGCGGTTCTTATGCAAATCGGCCCAATCTGCACGGTCGAAGACCTTGGTGATGAACGTCCTCGCAGCGAGCAGTCCATTGTCCAAGTAAATGGCGGCGACGAGCGCTTCGAAGACATCCTCGAGGACGCGTTTGCTCCTTTGATAATTCAAATAGATTGATTTGCCTCGCATGACGACGAACTGCTCCAGACCCAAGTCCTTGGCGAATCGCGCCAACTGATCGGACCGCGTCAGACGAGTCCGCATGATCGTCAGGAACCCCTCCTGTTCGTCGGGGAAGCGGTCGTACAGATACCGGGCGGCAACGAAGCCCAGTATCGCGTCGCCGAGGAACTCGAATTTCTCGAAATTGTACGGCATGCCGGCGTCTGGGTGCGTGAACGCCGTCCTGTACAGATCCAAGTCGACGGGACGTTCACCGATGATACGCTCCAGGGCCGCCGCGCTCAAGGATCCCGTGCTCGTCGGGGGCAAGCGATCCTGTTCCTCCTCCGTCAGAGTCCCTGGCGGCGGGATCGCCGGCGGCGGGGGAGGAACGGGCGGTCCACACAAGGGACGCAACACGGTCATGAGTGATGAGAGATCGTACCGTCTGCACGATATTGCCAATTCTCTTTTTCGTGCAGTACGGTACCGATATCATGACGACGACCACCAGACCGGCAATCATGCTTTTCCACCAACGAGACGACGACGAGATCGTCGCGTGCTTCGGAAACGGGTGGAAAGTCGACGTGTTCACGTCCCAGTTTCCATCGTACGTCCGCGATCTTCCTGCCGTGTACGAAGTTGATACGGGTGCTGTCCACTGCGGAAGAACCGAAGTGATGAAATTCATCGAACGATACACGCCCAGACCCAAGGCACGCGAACGGGCGACCGCACCGCTCAAGAAAAGCGTGACGATCCAGTCCTCGGTCGACCGAGACACCGTCGTCGATACCGTCGTCGACACCGTCGTCGACACCGTCGTCGACACCGTCGTCGACACAACGGAGACCGAAAAGGCGAAGACCGCAACGACCGCGAAGGCCGCGAAGAACGCAAAGACCGCGAAGACCGCGAAGGCCGCGAAGACCACGAAGACCACGAAGAAGGAAATCACGACAAGTACCGGACCGACGAACGAGCCATGACGTCGCGAAAAAGCCGTCGGTCAACAAACGTGAGTCCACCGAAGAGGCCGACAAGATCGCGTGAGGTCAGCACGCTATCTGACCTTCCCCCGCGTCCTCGTCTATTACAGGAAGCCTGTTGGTTGATGTACAGTACCCTATACATACACCAGTTCACCAGTTCACACATTTGTCCAGCGCGCACACCATTAATTCTGTTTCATTTCAAGGAACACGTACCGCGTGTACGACCTCAACATACGATCAGTTTAACGTACCAATCCTTTCTCAAAAAATGTCGAGCAAAATTCGTCGCGAATCCGGGGTGAGAATGGTCGACGCAGCCAATCAAATAGGCTTCCAAGAATCCGTTGAAATGACTATCAAATCACCGAAGAAGCAGTCGGCGAATGGCACGTCGACGACCACCGAATGCGGCATTTGTGATCGCCCCAAAGCCAAGTCACTCGACGTCTCCAGCGTCCGTCACGTGGTGTTTCCCAGTGACTCGGTGTGCTTCGACGATCTGAACGGGACCCCATACGATCAACACGTGGTCAAGTTCGTGTCGCCCGAGGGCAGAGTCACGTTCTACATGCGCACGCCTTTCTACAAGATGGCCCTTTTCAGGTGTATCGAGAGGGGTGACTGGGTGTGCCTGCACGATTGTATGATCTATCAAGACAACGACTATATCGAGGAAGACGTCATCGATATGCAGCGGGGCGTGTGGACGAGAGGAGGAACGAATTTGTTCGCCGTTTCGCCCCATCCAGAAGACCCTGCTTGCATCAAGCACCCTCGCATGTTCAAGGTGGGTCGCAGACTGTTCGACGCGACCCACAGCCTTCCCAACCCTGAATAAATTCTCGTAGCTATAGCCGTGACCTAGAATGAACCTAGAGCGATCGATACCCTGAATGAATTTTCGTCTCTGTTTATGTTTTGTTTCGTAAATTGTAATGCACCAATTCTGTCACCCCCAGTACGTCATGACGCCAGACGTCGTGGCACTCCTGCAGGATACCGTCGGCATTGAGGACGTCGAGTCCTTGACGGCCATGTTCTTCTTGCTCTCGAAATCCGAGCACGACAACGAACGATGGGACGATATGTTTCGAGGAAACGACGGATTTTCCGTCTTCTTCTTCGCGAAAGCACTCGATTACGACCGCCACGAAAGGGGCGTGACGGTCGGTATCGCAGGATGGACCACAGCCAACGGCGGCAAAGATCAACATGGCGACTTCATTCGGCTGGCGGAACGGTACAAACGACTCGGTGGTCTCGATCTGCGTCAGGAATCCAAAGGACTCACGGACAATCCCGTCAAAGCGAAGAAATTCGAGCGCATGATCAGGAATTTACACGGCGACTACGGCACGCGGTTCGTCAAAGCGCAATTCAAAGAACTGTGTTCGCCAGGGGGGTACGTCTACGAAGCGTCCAACGCGCTGCGAAACGCTGGAATCGTCAAACCGTCGGCACTCGCCGTCGCGGCAGTCATGGACACCATCGTCAATCAGGGTATCGGCGGTCGCTGGTGTGCGATCGACTGGCTCCGCGATCACCGAACGACCGACGAAACTGCGTTGCTCGATGGATTTCTGGCGTGGAAAAGGATCAGTGCGACCAAAAATCATCACAACTCGCCACCAGTCAACGGAAAGAATCGAGCCGATATGTTCAAGAACCTCCTCGACACGAAGGAGTTCGCGTTACGACGAAAAGCGTGTGAAAACGTCGTCCGTTGGACAATGAAATGACGGTAAAATGCTGTACGCACGCGATCTATTCACCGTCATGAAGATGGAGCGAACGATTCGTCCGCCGCAGGTCGTCCGGTCCGAACACTACGCAGCCAACGTCGCGTGTCGGTACGCGGCCGTGAAGACACTCAAGTACCCTCCGATCGCCAACAAAGCGGCCGTCGGCGCCAGAACACGCGACGCACTCATCGAGGCCATGCGTCTCGATACCGAAGGTGTCGTCCGGTCAGTGTCAGTGGTCCAGTTGGAACACTACGTCGATCTGGTCAAGACAGACCGCGCCAAATCGTACGCGTGGTGGTACGCCCTCATCATCGATCCCGTCGTGACCACACCGTTCGGTCACGACTGTTCGGGCAAGTACGTCGACGAAATCGAACGATGCGATCAAGCGTCTCTCGAGCAATACCTCGAGCTGTCCTCGAGGTATTTCACACACGCCGAAGTCGACAGGTGCATGACGGAACTTCGCGTGGCCCACGCGTACTTGAACGCGTTGTGACGAGCCACGACGAGCGAACGATCTACTGGCAAAACGACCCGGTCGAGACCTTATTTGTCGGGTTGATCCGTGCGAACGCCCAGAACTCGTCAATCGAACGCGTCCGTCCCAGTCCGTACTGATCGCGAACCACAGGTGTTTCCAAGCCAAGAATACGTCGTGCGCGGGACTCGCTCGCGGCCTTTTCGGCTTCGTACGACGCCCCCTTCACGTCGTTCCAAAATTTGGGCTGCTCCTGGCGCCCATAATGGTGTAAACAAATGTTGACCCGCGGCGTGTAAATATCGAAGCCGTTGGTCCACGCGCGCGCGCTGAGCAGGATCTCTTCTCCCTGGAAAAGCTGCTTGAGGTGCGGATCGTACGGAACTAATCGGACGAAGTCTCGAGGCGCGAAAAAGAACCCGGCCGCGATGAACGCGTTGGGACGAGGCGCGTTGCCCACGAACGACGCCGGTTTCATCGCCGCTTCGAAAATCGGGAGACCCTGCTCGTTGAACTTCGCCTTGCACATGACGGGGACGTCCGTGGTCTCGATCGTGTACGTCCCGATGTCGTTCGGGTACATGCTCAACACCGACCGGTCCGGCACGGGACACGCCAGGATCTCGTTCACCGCCTTCTCGTCCCAGTTCTTCGTCATGATCGTGTGTGAGTCGATCTGCATGTAATAGTCTTCCGACCCGAACAGCGTCGAACACGCGTACCTCGCCACGCACGGTCCTTTGGCTTCCGTGTGCGGAACGCGAATGGTGCGTATTTGCTTGTCGAAACGAGGGTCGTGGTCACCGCTGCACGTCTCGTTGGGGTCGCTGCTGTTCTGTTCGCACACGCCGACGAAGACGCGTTCTGGATACGCGGCCTTACTGAACAACTCGTGGATGGTCTTGCTGCACTCGCTGTCGCGGTACGACGCGACGCTGACGAAAATGGACGGGCGACGGGGTTGGGACGTGGCACCGAGCGCGTCGGTGCGGTAGCCTTCCGCCCCCCCTCGATGGAACGCGAGCGCGATCAACGCGACCACCGACACCAGAAACACGATGTTCGACGGAGACTTCGCCATTTGGGTAGGGCCACATTTAATTCATCCTTTACATCTCGAACGACGAAATCACCAACGGTTCCTCCATCTTCAGACGCACGCCCACCACAATCTCCATCCGCTCCGTCGTGCCGTCCACGTGCGTCACGTTCGCCACGCCCATCTTGCACCCAAACTTGTCGAGTGAGAACTTCATCGCGTCGGGATTGCGCGAGTGCGTCTTTTCCATGTGGTTTTCGTCCAGCCAAAACTGGAGCGAGTCCAGGAAAGCGCGCACGGTATACACGGCGTTTTCATCGAACGTCACGTGGTACGACCGGAGGAATAGATCCGTGACCGACAACACGGCAAGCGACGATTCCGAAGCTTCCTTGAATTCCGCGGGCAGGACGGACCACACGTTTTTCGTCCCGTGCAACGCCGACATCTCCTGGTACGCTTTGTTCGATTTGACGATGAATGTCGGAAGCTCCTCGCGGATCTTCTTGCCCAGCTGCGTGTCGTAGGACGTGATGCGTTGCTCGAAACGAAAGATCAGCAACCGACGAGCGATCGACCCACCGTGGTCCTGCCAGTTCGGTAAGACGTTGCCGCTCAGCCACCCCGGGATATTGAACGTCGTGCTGTACGGCGTCTTGAACTTTTCAGCGACGCTAATCGATTCGCCCGACACCATACTCTGGAACACGGCTGAGATGAGCGAGAGACGAAGTTAGTCGGTGTTCGGTCGATCGGTGGTGGGTGTCGAGAGTCGCACACGCACGTACCCTGTTCGAGATTGAAATCGTCCTTGACTTCCGGACACACCCACAACAAGCTCCTGATCAGACCCGAAACAGCCCACTGACGCTCGCAGTTGTTGCTCAGAACCCCGACATCCACTCGGTCATATATGTTGCCGATGAGCATATCGGTGACGGTCGACTTGCCGCTCCCTGCCACACCGAGCAAAAACGGTACCACCTGCCATCCGTCTCGTTCCCCAAGTGTGTACAGCATCCGTCCCGCCATCACGTAGAACCAGTGACGCACCTCCACGCTCAGCTTTTGATCCATAAAGATCTTCTCGATGTTGGGCGTCGAAATGTCACGCCAATCCATCTCGAATATCGACTCGTCGATCGAGTTGTCGAAAAAGTTGGCCGCGTACGTGTCGTCGGAGAGCACGGTTGTCGCGTACGGATGAAACGTGTCGTCTCTGCACGTGTACACGCCGTTACGGAACGAGAACACGGTCCGGTCCTTGTTCAGGAACGGGAGCTGGATGTCTACGTTGTTCTCGAGGTAGTCTAGGACGGTCTGCATGCTCACCTTCAACAGATTGACGTGTGCCTCGACGTTCACCTCTCTCCTGCAATGCGTGTGAACGAACGTCTTGATATCGCATTCTCGCTCGTATGCGTGTGTGTGGTGACCGTCGACGACGATCGGTTTGAACAAGTTGGTACCTTGCTTCTTGTACCCCCGCTCGAACGCCACGTCGAGCAAGTACCAAATCAGGGTGTGGATGTCTTTGGCATTGACGTCGTCCACCCACCGAAACCGGAGCGTCATGCAGCCGAGCTCGTCGTCGATGTTCTTAGGAACGCAGTACGCTGTCGACCCGGCGACCTTGAGCTGCACGACCGACAGGCTCAAGCGCGTGCAGTAGAAGACCTTCTCCAGTACGCGCTTGATCCTCCCGTACGTCAGGTCGTCCTCGAGCAAATCCAAACGTTTCATGGTCTGCATGAGCGACATCGCCTCGACTTGTCGTAACTGGATGACGCGAAGCAGATGGTTCAATCCGTAGTCGGTCTGGCGCGTGGCTTCCTGTTCGTTCCAACGAAAGTTGCGGAATGAGATTCTCAACAGCTCTTCCGCACACAGATCGTTGTCTATTTCCCACTCTCCGCAGAGCGAGAGCAACTTGTTCGTCGCTTCTCGCTCGTCCATGTCTGTGATTTCCGTGCACAGTTGATCGGCCTCTTGACGAACCATTCGCGTGAATGGGTCCTCATCCTCGGCCCGCCGTTCCGAAGTATTCGCCATGGCCGTCCCGCGCGGAAAATCGGACTATTTTTGTCTGCCGTTCATTATATACATGCCCGAGCTCAAGTCACCGATGTTCATCGCGGGTCTCGTGATCACCACGGTCTTCGTCGTGGTCATCATCATGCTGTACAGGACGGTGTCCTCGCTCAAAAGCTCCGTCTTCGCGGTCGTGGAGCAGCACAACAACGCCAAGGGCGTCCTCGACACTCACGAATCGGCACTCAAGCGTATCGAGGACGTGCTCGTGGGCGACGAAGAGTACGACGACGACGACGACGACGACGACGACGACGACGACGACGTGCCAACCAT